TAGGTTGGAATGCTAACAACGTATCTTTGTATGGAATCTCGTTTTCCTGCACAGAAGCCCTGTAATCGACTTTAATTTTTAGGTGATACCAAAGTACCCTAGACATTAAAAAGGAGCTAAAATGGGCATTCTAGCTCCCTATATTCGGAGAAATATAACTAATTATAGCACAATATCCCAAAATATAGCTATTATTGATATAAATACCACACACTTAATTGTGTCTTTATTATCATCATATATTTCAATTATCTTGTCTTTCATTCTCAGTCTCCTGTATTAATTTATTGATGTACCATTGAGCCTTCTTTAAATCTTCTAACCCATTCTTGTATTTGTATCTGCAAATATACTTTAGGATATTAGATTCAAGGTAGCCCATCTTTTGGTCTAGGATAAAATCAATCACTTCAATCTTACCCTGTGTGTAATGTTTAGGATGGTTTACATTATCTGCCATTCTAGTTTCCTATGTTTAACAGGTAGGAATGTCACTACCCACCTGTATTAACATCTCATGTTACTTCTCAACAACCCATTTGCTGAGAATTCATTTTACCTAAGTGTTGCTTGTACCAATCCAAAGTCTTGATATCTGCTTCATGGTCTTTAGCTGTAATTTTAGAATCACCTGATTTGTATTGGTTGATTCTATCCTCTAGGTAATTAATTATCTTCACATTGTCTATCATGTTATTTCTCCTTATTTGATTTTGTGTGGGAATCAATTCTATCACAAATCAATTCCCACACCATTCGTTTTTTATTTATCTCCTGTTGTTTGTTTTACTATAAAAGATTCACCACCTCGAATCGTATCAAGTCCCGATTGTTCAGCTACTCTAAAGGTAACATAATCATCTAATAAAGTTTCAGCTTCATCATGCTTAACCTTTTTTTGGCTGGTTAGCAAATTAATTAATCTGCTTTTACTTTGTCTTACTAAAAATTTAGTATCGTATCCGAATGGTACATACTGTATTTCATTTTTTTCTTTCATAATTTTCTCCTATTTAGTTTTGGGTAGTTTAGGTGATACCCACACCATTCGTTTTAGCTTATCTCCATTTAGGAAGTACATTGAAACTTCTACTATCTCTGTTCCAATTACCAACCTCTAAACTACCTTTATATTCGTTTTGTAAATGACATTGCTTTTTACCAAAACTGCCATCTTTTTTAACATAAAGTAAGTCTACCCAAACAGCAGTAATTTCATTAGTTTCATCATCACGACAGATTACTTTGTCTGTTACAACACATCTATATGAATCTCTATTGTTGGGTTTCCAAATTATTTCTTCACCTGATTTCACATCATCAAAATGAAAACTAGATTTCTCAATAACTTTCATACCTGATTTATCTTGTTTGATATACCAATCTGTATATCTTGTTTTAATGTTTATTACGTTTGTCATAATTTATCTCCTTTTTTATATAAGTCTTAATTAACTTATACCTATAGTATATAGTACTGAAAGTATAATACAATACCCACAAAGCACTTTTTTTAGTTTTTTTTACTTTTTTTTCTCATCAGGAGCTATTTTTATGCCATTTATCTTATTTATTGTGTCAATCAAGCTATTTATTGCCTTGATATACTGACAACTGAGTTCTAGTTTCTCCTGATTCCATTCTTTGTCATGGAGCAAATCATTCCATAATTTTTGATTATGGTTTAGGTCTTTGACCAACCTATCTTTTGTTGCAGTCATTCTTTCCAAAACTTCTTCTGCTGTTATTGTCCATTTCTTTATTTCATCATTCATAATTTTCATCTCCACGATTCTCCATTGACCCAAACCACTAATGCTTTACGAACACCTTGTGTTACTTTTTTAACTCGATGATTAATAAAGCTTGTGAATGCAATCAATGATTCTTCTTTTGCATTTATTACATATGTTTCACCACCATGAAAAAATTCTAAGTCACCACCTTGAAAGTCATCATTCAAAACATAAGATATACTTATCTTTCTTAATGAACTCAGACCATCTGAGACATCAGAATGCCAATCATAGTAATCACCTTCTTTGTATTCCAAATATTGAATGTCTTGTATGCAGGACAATCTGTAGTTAAAAGTTTCATTCAAATCTAAAATAATATAATTAAGTTGTGTACCGATATAAGATTCTATCGGTAATCTCCAAGCATCAACTTGTCTAATGCCTTGACCACCTGATTTTATTTTTGCTTGTATCGGTTGTTTCTTTTCTTCTATTTCTTCTAAAAAGTTTAAACGAGTATCTGAATCTATAGCCTTGTGAATCAAACCATAAATCGGATTTGTGTTTAAATCAGGCTGACAGAATTCTTTGAAGAACTGATTAGGCATGGGAGAATAACTACTCACTTGCACTCTCCCTAAGTGTTAATGTTCCTTTTTTGCTTCTTGATAAAGTTATTCCATTACCAAATGCTTTCCTACAATCATCAGGAATTAAAGCTTTAATATCAGTTACAATTTGTTTTTGTAAAGCTACATAAGGTTTAACTTCTTTTAATGAATCAATTAGTATATTCATTTCTTTGTTATCTTTCATATCTAAAGTTCTCATACCATCTAGTTTGATTTCTTTAGGTTGCTCTATCGGTGCAAAGTCTGTTGGCTCTTTATCTTCTTCAACGAATTTCCAAAATGCCATTTCTGCTTTATAAAGTTTATCTTGGAACTCAGGGTCAGATTCTATTGATGCCCATTCATGATTTCTGTTACCAAAAAATACTGTTAGATATGTTTCGTTAGCACCTGAATGCATCATGTAATGTTGCATCTGACAGTAGTAATATTTAGCTACATTCTCTAGATTATTATTTTCGTAAGTATGTTTTGCTTCTACTACTATGTTTGCATCTTCAATAAGACCATCTAAGTGAGACATCATAAAATCTTTTTGTTCTAATGTGATATCTCTTTTGATTTCTGTGTGTTCATATTCTTCTTTGATTAGTTTTTTTTCTAACCAATCAAGGTTAAGTTTTTCTGTAGCAATACCAATCTGCACAGGTAATACATCTGACAAATCTACTTGCTCTACTCTTTTTGTTTTTTCTAGCCATAGTGAATGCCAATCACCATCAATGATTCTTTTGGCATCACTACCACCAATTCCAAGTGTTCTATCCATTCTTATCTCCAAGTTGTTTGGGAGCAGGTAGATTGAAGGGGTACAAACAACCTACCTGCATAGGAGAAACGATTATGACCTCGTTTCTAATGAGCATCGTTATATGAAAAAAATTAGAAAGGAACATCATTCCCTTCTGATTTCTTTATACCATCATTCTCGTACATAGCCAAGCTTATGAACTTATATTGTCCACCTGTTTTTTCTGATGTACCTTCTTTTTGAGTAGCATAAACTTGATGGTCATACTTCTGATTTACTTTAATAGAGCCTGATAGCTGATATTTCTTACCTGCTTTTGCAGGTGCTAGGAATCCAACTTCAACATAGACCCTGTGATATTTATTACCACTTGCTCCTGTTTTTTCAACCACAATGATTGGTGTACCTTCTTTGGTGTGCTGATTACCATCTCTATCAGTATAGGTTTCAACAGTACCATCATCGATTCTACCAACCTTGACGATTTTATCTATATCGTTATATGGGTCGTTTAGTGTGCCATTCATAACTTCTGATTCACCTAGAGTGCCATTATCTACCTTTTCATCTATTGCTTTTGCTTGTGCCATTATATTATCTACATCCATTATTTTCTCCTTTATAAAATATTATTAACTTGTTCATTTACTTGTGGTGCTTTAGGGTTGATATCTTTCTTACCTGTAGTACCTGTACCATTACCATCATCATCTTCAGATGGAAGACCATATAAAGATTGCAATCCATACCTTTTTGCATAAGTAATCCCTGAGCCCATTTGATGTGGATTTTGAAGATTAGCACAAGGTACAGGAACACAACTTTCATAAGTGTCAGTATCGTTTACATGTCTCATAACAGTCTTAACGAATAACTTATCTCCATGCTCGTGTATGTGTTGTGTAAAAAACAGACCAAATTCTGACCCATGATTTACTGCATCTATTACTGATTCTAATGTTGAGTAATTAGATTTGAAATGTGGATTAGTTCCATCTTTCTTAGCAGTTACTTTTAGTTGTTGAAACTTATTAAATGCAGTACCTAATCTAAGTTCATTTAATTGTTTCTCTTGTATTTTAGTTATAGCCATTATCTTCTCCTATAAGTTAATTTGAGCAGTTTCGTAGACAGACTTACTCAGGTCTAATATGTACTAAGGATATTAATATGAAATGGGTTATATGTAAAGCTTTTATTTATACTCATTTTATATTACAATTCAGGGGAACAATAATAACAGGAGTTATAATGAAACTAAACGAATATTTAAAAAAGGAAAAGCTATCTATAGCAAAGTTTGCAATGAAATGTGATATTCCCTTTCCAACCATATCCAAATACTATTATGGTGAGAAGATACCAAGACAAGAGAATATGCACAAAATCTATAAATACACAGAACAGAAAGTAGATGCTAACGACTTTTATGGTATTGGTTAATGTCTTTTCAGTCTATGGCATGGGCAGTACAGCAAAGCACCAATAATACAACAAGTAAGTTGATTCTATTGATGTTGGCTAATTATGCAGATGAAGAACATGCTTGTTTTCCAAGTATTAATCATATTGCTAAGTTATGTCATTGCTCTGAAAGAAGTGTCAAAAGACATATTAAAGACTTACAGAAAAGAGGTTATATTAAGATTGGTAAAGTTAAAGGCAGAGTAAATAATTGTAATAGATATATACTCGGTAGTGCCAATAGTTCACTAGTGACAAATACTGCAATCGGTAGTGACACAGTGGCACACAATACTAATATAAAGCAAAGCAACATTTTAAATAAGGTTAAGAAGAATAAAAACTTCTTAGCAGGTT